TCTTTTCACATTCTTCAATCAATTGTTCCTTTTTCATACCACTCAAGGCTGGACCGGTGACCTTCTTTGGTGGTTTATACTGTTCAATAATTTCACCAAATATTTCTTGTTTGGTATTTTCATATAGTGGATCGAGTAAATCACACACGGGGTTCAAAAACTTATTCACAAAATAATAGTGGTAATCGATGGGTATATTATGCTCTTCTACATATTTAGGATCTTCAGATTTCTCGAATGCTTTCGCTTTAGGGTTATCTGTTTTTGTGAGCAAATATGGTACGCGATCGCCAGATTGTGGCTCTGATCCGGGCTTTCTTTGTCTCATCTTGTTTACGACTTGAACGTGTGCCTGATTGATATTAATACTCTCTGGACTGTTAATAGAAACACTCTTTCCACCGACTTTGTAACTATCGGATAGAGACTGACTCAAAACAAGTTGTTCGTTTGAAATTTGACCACTTAGAAGCTCATTCGCGCGTTTTATCGCGAGGTCTCTCGGTGGTCCAGGGTCTCCGGATGTTAATACTACATCCAGTAATTCTTTACACACTTCTCTCATATGAGGTGTGTTGTCGCGGCGAACGAGTTGTAGACCCTTAACGTCCACATAGTCCATATGCATTTGGTCATCTTTACCCTTTGTCCATAACTTAGCAGCGTAGCGCTTCTTTGAGTACAAAAAATACGGCCAATAGACCTTCTCAAGCTCTAGGTTATTTGGCTTCTTGAAGAGGGCTGAACATTCTTCAGCAGCTCGTTCACCAATTTCCCAACTGTACTCGATTGCTTCTATACCTTTACGATCACCCACATCAAACTCAACCATAACCGAATCCGTGTCACCATATCTTACCTTCGCACCGGGGAAGTTCGCCTCTACATAAATTTTAGTCTCTTCAATCATACCACGACCTCTACACGTTGTAGTGGACGCAATAGGTACACATGGAAGGATTCCCTTACCAGCTCCAGTGAATCCGTACACAGAGTTCATCGAAACTTTGTAGGCCAACTGTTTACCATTGTACACCTCTTTCATCGCACCAGTGGCTGCCGCCATATCTTTTTTGGCTTTTTTACGAAACTGTTTAAGCTCCAATAAAATGGCGGGTAAAAGACTTGGTACATCTTGTGCAAACTTATACGTCTTATTTCCAATGTTAAATGTTTCGTATGTAATTCCTGGGATATTACCATATCGTCTTTCATCCATAACGTATGTAGAATAACAGAGGTTGTGGGCCATCATAATCGATGGGTACAGAGCCTCAAAATCAAGGGCTGTGATTGGTGTATAATACGCACCCTTCTGTGCTTCAAGTACAGTAGCACCTTCGTATTGCTCTTCGGGGAGAGAACCATATTTAATAGTCGGTACCATATAACCTAATTCACGAGCCTTTTTGGACAACTGACTAAATACCTTGATTTGTTGCCCACGTTCAACCAAAAAAGATAGAGGTACCCATGTTGCCTTTGCCATCTCCAATAAATTGAGTAGTGTACACATCTTCTTCATGAGTTTATGAGGTAATAAGGTATCTTTGATACAGTATTCGGCCACTTCACGTAGTTTAACTGGGTCACCTTCGAGGTATCGAGCAAACATTTCTTTGGGAGCCATATCAATTTTTTGATCACCGAGATACAGTTTAGAAACATTGTTTAAACTATACGAATCCAGTTTGTATCCTTTTTTAACTTCATGGAACATATCAAAAACAAATCGTCCAGGCATAGGTAAAAGCTTCAGGAAATTGTCACCCAAAGCACTTGAACTCAATTTTTTGTACACGATATGACATTCACTTTCTTTGAGTTTACCCAAATCGTAAAATTCCAAGCCACAGCCGACCATGGCAGCGCGCTTATAAATATAGTCAAGATCGAAACCAAAAATATTCCACCCAGTCAAAATATCAATATCATTTTCATTCGTGTACCGTTTAAATGCCAAAAGTAATTCCTTTTCTGTATCAAAACTAATGACGTTCGATCCTTCAATTTTTGGATCTGTTTTTTTATAACATAAACATGTTTTATCATACGGTTCATCACTACCAAATTTACATAATGAAATAGCAATCTGAAAACAAGCATCATTAGTAACGTCGGCATCTGGAAATTTTCCAGTTGAACTATTACACTCAATATCAAACGATGCTACAATAAACGGGGCAATATCATCTCTGGCTACGGGTGTGAGTGTAGACCAGTCGTTACACCATAAGTCAATATCCGTTTTTGCCAAGTGAGAGCGAACACAATTAGCACCAGTATTTATCCAGCCGGTGGACTGAATACCCGTTCTGTGCATGAGTCTCAGGACGGGGTCTATATTGGATTCGTATACATGATATTTTGAAAATTCCCTATTATACATAAAAATCGAGTTGACTTTACGTCGAGCTTCGAGTGTCTTAAAATTTAGGTGCATGTAGTGAAATTCTTCATTATTTTGAAAACCCCAAACATCTTTTTGTTTCGTCAGACTGTAACTGGTGACGTGATCCTTCTTCAAAAGATTGATATCATTAAACAGACGGGTAACGTCGGCGGGCTTTGTATCTCTTGGGAGCTTTACGAAAAAGTATGGGTCGAATGTCGTCGTCACACACACAGATTTTCCCTCCTCAGTTTTACCAAATACACTGATGTGATGTTCTCCTTCAACATCTCGTGCCTCCCATGTCAGAGCCTGGAATACTACCATATGTATACTATGAGCCAAAATTTTAATATCATTTATATATAAATGTCAGCTGCTTTAATTGATCTCGTGTCTGTTGGAGCCCAGGATGTATTCATCACTGGTGACCCAGAGGTCAGTTTTTTTCGTCAAAATTACAAACGCCATACTAACTTCTCAATGAAGCCCGAGCGTATGGATTACATTGGTACTTTCGCTGCGAACAATGAAATTACCATCCCTATTCGTTCCAAGGGTGACCTCATGAGTTACATCTGGATTGAGGCTACCAATATCGCGAGTGTACAAAACAACACCGCCGGTCTCTTTTCTCAAAATGCCGCGAGCCCAACCGAGTTCAGTCTTTATATTGGTGGTCAAAAGGTATCTCAGCTCGATTCCCTCTTCATTCAGGGTGTACACAACCCCCTGTTACGTGACAGCGCGGCCAAGGCTTCGTACGCTGTAACCACTAATAACAAGAAGGCTAATCATGGTGGTGACCATTATATTATTCCTTTCTTCTTTGGGGAGGATTACACCAAGTCTCTCCCATTAGTGGCATTACAGTATCATGATGTCGAGATACGTATTAAATGCAGGGATGGATTTACCCCTGGTTCCACCCCCAAGGTTTGGGGTAACTATGTGTATTTAGACACTGATGAGCGCAAATTCTTCACCGATAACGAACACGAACTTCTCTTTACACAGACCCAATACCAGCTCGCGACTAACACCGACAGTGAGATAGATCTCACCTTTTTTAACCACCCCGTCAAATCCATCCACCTTGTATCCGGTAAGGCGACGGGTAATGACTGGGATTCGGAGTATACTTTCTCCAGTTCTACACTTTACATCAACGGCACCCCTCTTTTCGAAGATACCTCCCCAGTCTATCACCACACCGTCGTCCCCGAGATGCACAGTAGTGACCTCCCAGATGACATTCTCGAGGATCTTCCCACTTTCACCTGGCCATTCTGTCTGGGTTTAAGTAAGTCGAACCCCACCGGAACCCTGAACTTTTCTCGAATTGATAACGCTAAACTTTCAATTTCCGGTCCATCTGGTGGTAACGCACTTCATCGTGTATACGCCGTAAATTATAACATTCTCAGGGTGAAACAAGGGATGGGTGGTGTTGCATTTGGTAACTAAACCAAACCTAAGTAATAATTTACTTACTTGAAAAAGTAAGTTCAAAACATCCAACATGGTGAAAACGAAAACTCCAACTCTTGATTCTGTTCGCAAGGTGAAATCTGGTGTCACCGAACTTGTATTGCAGAATCAAAAGTTGAAAAAGAAGTGTAGAAAACTGAAAAAAAAAGTTGCTAAACTTGAAACAACTTCAAAAAAATCATTTCGTAATGACGAGGTTGAGAAGAAGCGCGCCACCACCAAGGCTCTCATGGACAAGAAACGCACCGCCGCCGCCGCCGCCGCTTTTTTCACGCCGGGACACTTATGCGGCCGTCTTTGGAACTACTCACCCTGTACCTACTTCGATTTTGTCGATTGTGACCGCAAAGTTTCGAAACTGACACTTCATCAACAAAATATTTGGAAACACACCCTATCGATGGTTGAAACTCTTGATATTCTTGACGATTATTTTGCGGTTCGTTTTTTGAGATTTATCCACAATCTCCCCCCCGCGCTCATGTCCAGACACGCAAAAACTATCGCAGCAGGATTTATACATTCAAGTGTTAAACCTGAATTGAACAAGAGAGTCATGCAAGAGAAGATTGGTGTTTCTGTACCCACAATTAGTCAAGTGTCTAGAATTATTAATCTTATTTAATAGTAATATGATACCTCTCGTCGTTATCGGTGGTCTCGCCGCTCTCACCGCCTATACCTACTATGGTCAAAATCTCATCTCCGCAGAAGAAGCCAAGCGACTCATTAAGGATGGCAAGATAAAGAAGGTTATCGATGTCCGTACAATCACAGAATGGAGAGCTGGTCACTACCCCAGAGCGATTCACATCCCCGTTAATAAGATAAATGAAAAGACCACCACAGAACTCCCTAGGAGGGGATTACTCGTCTATTGCAACACTGGGCAGAGGGCCAGATTTGCAGCAGAGAAATTAGAAAGTTTAGGGTTCAAGGATGTGTACTACATCGCTGGACTTTACACGAGTTTACTTTAATCTATCAAGTCTCGGTTTTTCCTTATTCATGAAAACTGTGAGTTGTATAACTCCACCTTCCAGATTTACCAATCCATGAGTTGACTTTTGGTACTTTGATATTTGGTCAACCCTAACAAGATCCACGGGTGACATCTTTGTATTTGGTACCTTACTGTGATAGACTGCAAGAACTGCAGCATCCCTTTTCGTCTCTCTAGGTAGTTGGTCTCCTTCGTAGCATACTACAACATGTGCACCTGGACAGCCAGCTACATGCATCCACCAGTGTTTAGGGTCACTCGTCATTGTCAGTTG